CACAATATAAAAAATCAAGCGATTGTTATATCTGTGGAAGTACCGAACAGTTAGATTTTCATCACTATCACGGGCTTACAGAACTACTAGAAACTTGGATAAAAAAGAAAAAATTAATTATTGAAAACGAGCAAGAAATACTAGAGATTCGACAAGCCTTTATTGATGAACACTACAAAGAACTTTACGAGGATACTGTAACACTCTGCCACAGTCACCATATGAAATTACATTCAATTTATGGAAAACGACCCAAGTTGATACACGCAGAGAAACAAAAAAGATGGGTCGAGAAGCAGAGAGACAAATATGGCATGGTATGATAGATTATTAGGCAGAACTCCAGTAGTGGACGATGAAAAATTGAATCCTGCTCAATATGTAATATCCCGAAATGAGGGTATGACTATTGACTCAAGGGAAATAATTACTAACTACAGAAATGCCTATGAACAGTTAGAAATCGTTAATAGAGCAGTCAATATGATTGTTGATGACGTTTCCGAAATACCCTTTGCTGTAGGAGAAAAGTTCGTAGGTACTACTAGCGTTCTTAAAAATATTCGTAGGTCAAAAGTAAATTTACTACTAAATATTGAGCCTAACCCTTTTCAAGATGTTAGTGCTTTTAAAAGAAATTTAATAATTGACTTACTTATAGATGGAAACATCTTTATTTACTTTGATGGAGCTCATCTCTATCATTTACCAGCAGATAAAGTAACAATCCATACTGATGACAAAACATACGTAGAAAGATATTCATATGATAACTCAATAGATTACAGCCCTGATGAAATTATACACATAAAAGAAAATAGTTTCAATTCAATTTACAGGGGAGTTCCAAGGCTAAAACCAGCTTACAGAACTATGCAACTACTTGGTAGCATGAGAAATTTTCAAGATAACTTTTTTAAGAATGGAGCAGTTCCAGGATTAGTACTAAAGTCACCAAATACTCTTTCTGAGAAAGTAAAAGAAAGAATGATGCAGGCTTGGAGTATTCGATATAATCCAAATACTGGAGGTAGAAGACCTCTAATATTAGACGGAGGGTTAGAAGTTGACCCTTTAACAAAGATAAATTTTAAAGAACTAGATTTTGCAGAGTCCATAAAAGCAAATGAAAGAATTATTCTAGAAGCTATGGGAATACCACCAATTTTAATGGATGGAGGCAATAACGCAAACATAAGACCTAACCATAGACTATATTACTTAGAGACTGTTTTACCGATAGTCAAAAAAGTAGGATACGCACTAGAAAGATTTTTTGGTTTTTCACTATCTGAAGATGTAACAGGTATTCCTGCTTTACAACCAGAGTTAAGAGACCAAGCAGCTTATTACGCAACTTTAGTAAACACAGGCATATTGAGTGCCAACGAAGCTAGAGAGGCCTTAGGCAAAGACCCTGTGGATGGATTTGATGAACCAAGAGTACCTGCTAATATAGCGGGTTCTGCGGTAAATCCAGAACAAGGAGGTAGACCTTCAGAGGCTGCCCCAAGCGAGGAAGAATAATTATGACAAAAGATATGATGGTAAAAGCTCTTTCCAATTACTTTAAAGCAGAAGGCGGTCCTATAGATTTGCCTGCTTATAAAGCAAAAGGAAATGATGTTCCTGTTAAGGATTATTTATTAAGAAGAGCATTTGGTTCTTGGAGTAGAGTACTCAGCGTGGTATCAAAAAGATATCCTGTAGAAGTAGCTGCACCAGAAGTTAAAGAAGCACCTGTCGAAAAGAAAGCACCTGCTAAGAAAAAAGTGGAGAAGAAAGATGGCAAATAAGATTTATCATTGGACTAGCACTTTTAAAGCAATCGGTGAATCAGAAGACGGTGGCGTTGATATTAAAGGCTCTGCAAGCACTAATGGACTTGATAGAGCTGGAGATATTATTGAAAGCGGCGCATGGACAAAAGGTGGATTAGAGAATTTTAAAAATAATCCAATTATTTTGTTTAATCACAATTACGACAAACCTATTGGTCGTGCAAAAGATTTACAAGTTACAGAAAACGGTTTAGAGATATCTGCAAAGATATCTAAAGCTGCAGGTGATGTAACTCAATTAATTAAAGACGGTGTCCTTGGAGCTTTTTCTGTTGGTTTCAAAGTCAAGGATGCGGATTATATGACAGAAACTGACGGATACAAGATAAAGGACGCGGAGCTTTTTGAAGTTTCAGTAGTATCAGTGCCTTGCAACCAAGGGGCAACTTTTGGATTGAGCAAATCATTTGATAGTATGGAAGAATACAACAAGTATAAGCAAACTTTTTATAAGGCTAACCCAGCAGAATCAGCAGACGCTGTTAATGTTGAGCAGCCAGGACGGGAGGAATCCCAAAACATGGAGACAAATATGTCAAAAGAAAATAAATCTCCTGAAAGCAACTCAGAGTTCAATCTTGAAGAGTTTGCAAGAAAGGTAGCTGCAGATACAGCTGCTGAAATTGCAATGAAACAAGCTGAACAAAAAGCTGCTGAACAGAAGGCTGCAGACGAAGCTGCTCAAAAAGCAACTAACGACGCCGAAGTTCAAAAAGCTGCTGAAGTAGCAGATCAGGAAAAAACTAAAACTATAGTTGAAGCAGGTCTATCAGGAGCTGAAAAGCTTATGAATGATGTTGAGTCTAGAGTTAAAGAAGACTACTCTAATTTAGAGTCAGTTGTTAAAGGACTTGAGTCAGAACTAGCTGAGAAATCAGAAGAAATCGTAAAAATGAGAGAGTCAAAAAGACACTTCTCAGACAGACAAGGTCAAGGCGATTGGAAAAAAACTTTTGAGCAAGATATCGTTGACGCAAAATTTGCTGGTTTAGCTACTGGTAAAGGATGGGACAGTGAAGTTGCTAAAAATGTGATGGAAAAAGTTAACACTCATTCAGGTGTTCAAGTTTCATCAGCTGATTTCGAGCAAATCGTTTCAACTAACATCGAAAGAGATATTCAAAATGAATTAGTCTTAGCTCCTCTATTCAGAGAAGTAGCAATGACTTCTGCAAACATGATTATCCCAATCTTACCAGACAGTGGTTATGCTGAATTTACTTCAGGTTCTGCTGTAGCAAATGACAACTTAGATATGAGGTCTGCTGCTTATGGTGCTGATGCAGGGGTTAGTATGTCTGAAAGAACTCTTTCAACTAAGAAACTTATTTCTCAGTCATTCTTAGGTAATGAAACTGAAGAAGATGCAATCTTACCGATCCTTCCTTTAATTAGAGAATCAATGGTAAGGTCACATGCTAGAGCAATTGAAAACTCAATCCTAGCTGGTGATGATGCTGACGGCGTATTCGGTACAGCTGGAGCTTCTTTTGAAGGTTTACTACACTTAGCAAGAAATGACAGTGACTACACACAATCAGCAACTGCTTTTGCAACTGATAAAATTGTAGCAACTGACTTACTTGAAATGAGAAAGAATATGGGTAAATATGGTGTGAACCCAAGTGAAGTAGTATACATTGTTTCACAAAGATCATACTACGAACTATTAGAAGATGCTGAGTTCCAAGATGCTAACCTAGTTGGCGACATGGCAACTAAGTTATCTGGTGAAATCGGACAAGTGTTCGGTTCAAGAGTTCTTCTTTGTGATGAATTCGCTACACCAGCAGTATCTAAGTTCGCAGCTATCGCTGTTAACCCAAGAAACTACGTAATGCCAAGATTAAGAGGCGTAACAGTAGAATCAGACTACGAAGTAATTAATCAAAGAAGAGTCTTAGTGGCTTCTCAAAGATTAGGATTTATCGACTTAATTGACGGTGCTACTTCTAAGTGGGCTTGGATGTATAAAGCTTCATAAGGTTAACCTTAACAAGCTAAAGGTTTCAGGGAGTGTACCTAACACTCCCTCTTTTTAATTATGGCAGATTTAATAACAGTACAAGAGTATAAAAATGCGGAAGGGTTGGCAAGCCAGAAGGATGACCAACGTCTCGACATTATCGTACCCCAAGTTAGTAATTTAGCCAAAAAGTACTGTGGTACCTCTTTCATTGATTATTATAGTAGTGGTAAAACTGAAACAATTTCTATTGACGATAACTTTACTAGTACTATAATCGTAAGCGAGAGTCCACTAATAGCAGTAAGTAGTGTAAAAGAAAGAACATCATATGGTGGAGATTATGATACAC